AATTTCCTAGCATTTTTCTTATTTAAAAATATAAAAACTTATTATTTTCTTATTATTTAATAAATATTCAACTATATAATCTATACTGAATATTAAATTACACAAATTATCTAAATTGAGTTATTAATTCAATTCACCAATCAATATATTATGAATTTAACTTACTTTCTAAAACTTCTTTTTCATATTTTAAAGTTTTTATATCTAATTCTAAGGTTCTTTTCTCTAATTCTAACCTACTTTCAAAATCCTTTCTAAGCTTCTCAGACTCTTTTTCTGCCATTTTAGAGTATTTAGTCTCTAATAACTCTAACTCCTTCTTGTGATCCTTTCTCATAGCTTCTACAAGCTTTTTGTATGATTCTACCTCTTCCTTATAAGACTTCTCTTTTTCTTCATAGAAATTTAGCTTTTCTTTAAGAGATTCCTTTTCTAATTCTAGAGATTTTATATGAGATTCTCTTTCTTTTAAAGAAGCTCTATCCTCTTCCCCCTTATTTCTTAACTCTTCATTTTCACCTTTTAAAGATTCTAAAGATTTTAAAGAGGTTATTTCTTCTTTATTTTTTTCTATTAAATCATAGTTTCTAGATACTAATTGAGATAAGGTGCTTTTATCTTTTTCTAAAGTTTTTATATTTTCTTTAAGCTCTTCTATTTCCTTTGTTTTAGCTTTATTATCCTCTTTTAAAGTCCTATCTCTTTCTATAAGCTCCTCTTCTCTTCTTTGAAGCCTCTCTATGGTCACATCCTTTATAGAAAGCTTCTTAAAAAACTCCTCTTCTGCTCTTTTTCCTGCATCCTCACTCATTTGAAGAGAAGTTAAGAAAAGTTGGTTTATCTTGTTTAAATAATCCTGAAAAGACTCTATTTCTAACTTTCTTTCTATCAACGTTGATTTAGAATTCTCTAATTCATACAGTGATATTAATGCATCTAAACATTGTCCTTGATTTCCAAACTCATCAGATGCTATTTTTTTAAATTTATCGAAAGTTTCTTCAGTTACCCTAAAGCTTTTTACTTTTAATTCTTTGTTTCTGCTCTCTTCCAAAATACTCTTCCACCTTTCTTTGTAATACAATATGTAATATATAGAATGTAATACGTAATATTAAATTGTTTAACTATTTTAATTATATCTTATAAAAAAGATTTATTCCATAAAAAGAATATAAAAAATAGACTTTTATCAAAATAAATTTCAATAAGATTTAAAGTAAATAATTTTGAAGAAATATCTTTGTAAATCTTATTATTTTTTGATAAAAGCCTATGTTAATTTTTGTATTTACTAATTAAAATTATCACATATTATTTAAAAATGTTATTTAAAGCTATTAATACACCTATTTTAGCATGGTCAAAAGTTAACCCACCTTGTAAATAAGCTATATATGGCTCTCTTATAGGTGCATCTGCTGAAAGTTCTATAGAAGAACCTTGAATGAAGGCACCAGCTGCCATAATAACCTCATCTGAATATCCTGGCATAGCCCATGGTTCACATTCAACGAAAGAATCTATTGGTGAAGCATATTGAACACCCTTACAGAATTTTATAAGTTTTTCTTTATCATTAAATTTTATAGCCTGAATTATGTCACTTCTCTTATCATTATATTTAGGAAGAACTTCAAATCCAGCAAGCTCCATTATTCTAGCACAGAATATTGCTCCTTTTAAGGCTTCTATAGCAACATGAGGAGCTAAGAATAATCCTTGGTAGAAATCTTTCATTACCCCAAATGTGCATCCACATTCTGCTCCTATACCAGGTACAGTAAGTCTATAAGATGCTTGCTCTACATATTTTTCTTTTCCTACTATGTATCCACCAGTTGGAGCTATTCCTCCACCTATATTTTTAATTAATGATCCTGCTATTAAATCAGCACCAACATCTGTAGGTTCTATTATGTCTATAAATTCTCCATAGCAGTTATCAACAAATACTATTAAGTCTTCTCTTAATTCTTTAATAGCTTTAATAGCTTCTCCTAATTCTTTAACTTGGAAAGCATTTCTCCAGCCGTATCCAGTTGATCTTTGCATATGTATTAGCTTTATTGATTCATCTTCTTTAATCATTTCTAAAGCTTTTTCTATGTTAATCTTTCCATCTATAAGATCTACTTGCTTATAATTAACACCGTACTCTTTTAATGAACCTATATTTTCTTCTCCGCTTATACCAATTACACTATGTAGAGTGTCATAAGGACTACCAGTAACAGCTAATATAGTATCTCCAGGTCTTAAGTTTCCAAATAAAGCTGTTCCTAAAGCATGAGTTCCATTAACAAAATGTGGTCTAACTAAAGCTTTTTCAGCATTAAAGATTCTAGCATAAACTAAATCTAAAGTATCTCTTCCAATATCACCATAACCATATCCTGTTGAATTAGTAAAATGATTATCTGAAATTCTTTCCTCTTGGAAAGCCTTAAGAACTTTTAATTGATTATATTCTCTTATTTCATCATATATTTTAAATTCATTTTCTACATCAATTATAGCTTGATTATAAAGCTTTATAGTTTCATCTGTGAAACCATATTGTTTTTTTAGTAATTCTATAGTTGCATTAAGCATTATTATACCCCCGCATTATTAAAATATCGTACATTTATAAATCTTATCATATAGAAAAAAAATAGGCAAACCATCTAGGGTTTACCTATTTTTCTTTTCTATATTTAATTATCAAAAACTTGCGCATTATTAAATAAAATAGGTTTAGCTGGTGATACTGTGCTTATAGCATGTTTATAAACTAATTGTTGCTTTCCATCACTATCTAAAACTACTGTAAAGCTATCGAACCCTTTAACGATACCCTTTAATTGAACCCCATTTACTAAAAATATTGTTACAGGAATTCTTTCCTTTCTTGCATTGTTTAAGAATATATCTTGTAGGTTATTGATTGACTTATTCATTCTATTGCCCTCCATAAATTTTTAATATAATTTAATTATAAACCTAAGAATTTATTATGTCATTAATAATTTTGGAAGAAATATCTTCTTCAGAGGCAAAAGTATCTTTATCTATAAATATAGCTCTAGGATCCTTTCTAAACCAAGTAAGCTGACGCTTAGCATAGTTTCTGCTACCTTGCTTAATCATCTCTATGCATTGTTCTAAAGAGATTTTACCATCAAGATAATATAAAACTTCTTTGTATCCTATACCTTTCATGGATTGCATATCATCAGTTAATCCCATGGCTTTAAGATTCTTAACCTCTTCTAAAAGACCTTTTTCAAACATTATATCAACTCTTTTGTTTATTCTGTCATAAAGCTTTGCCCTATCCATATTAAGTACATAATAATATATATTATATGGAGTTTCATAAATACTATTCTTAGATTTAAAAGATGAAAATGGTTTTCCAGTTAACTTATAAGTTTCTAATGCCCTAATTACTCTTTTTCTATTATTAAAATGTATTGAATTATAGCTTTCTAAATCAATATCTTTTAGCATTTCATGTAAATATTCATTTCCATGCTCATTAGCTATTTTTTCAAGCTCTTCTCTATACTCTTCATCCTTATCACTTTCTGCAAAATTCATATTGCATATGATTGAATTTATATAAAGTCCAGTTCCTCCTACTAATATAGGAAGTTTTCCTCTACTTTGTATATCTTTAATTTTCTCTGTAGCTAAGTCTTTAAATTCAGCTACACTAAACTCCTTACTAGGATCAACAAAATCTATTAAATAGTGAGGAATGCCTCCCATTTCTTCCTTAGAAATTTTAGCTGAACCTATATCCATGTATTTATATATTTGCATAGAGTCAACAGAGATTATTTCACCATTTAGCTTCTTTGCTAGATCTACTGAAAGGTCACTTTTTCCTACGGCTGTTGGCCCAGCGATAATAAGTAAATTATTATTCATTTAAACTGTATCTCTCCTTAAGTTATTCTTTTAAACTTCTTATCTAATTCATAACTAGTAAATTTAATTATGGTTGGACGTCCATGTGGACAGTGGAAAGGATCATTTATATATCTTAAATCCTCTATTAAGTTTTCCATTTCTAATATGCTTAAAACATCATTAGCCTTAACTGCCGCCCTACAGGACATAGATGCTATTTTATTATATTTAACCTCTACAGTTTCTCCAGTACCCATTTTCTTTAAGTTATTTATCATAGATGTTATTAGCTCTGTTGGATTTAATTTATCTAAAAAATATGGTACCTCTTCAATTCTTATAGAATTATCACCAAAATCGCTTATTTTAAATCCTGCCTTTTCAAAAATCTCTTTATTTTCATCGTAATAAAGATAATCCTCTATAGGTAATGTTACTACTAGTGGAATCATTAGAGGCTGAATTTCAACCTTCTTTTTAGCTATATCTGAAGAATACTTCTCAAAAAGAATCTTCTCATGAGCTGCATGTTGGTCTATTAAATATAAAGTAGAATCATACTCAGCTAATATATAGGTTTTATTAAATTGACCAATAACTTTTAGCTTAGGAAATTTTGCTTCCTTATAAATTGTTTCCTCTAGGGAATTTCCATATTCATTCTTATTACATTTATAATCACTTCTTTCAAGTGAATCATAAGTATTTTCACTTACTTTATCCCTAATTTCATTTTTTATAAGTATAGGATCATATGAAATCTCTCTTTTAGCTGAAACCTCTTTAAACTCATTATTTTCTAAAGAGTTATTAAACTTAGAAGATTCATCCTGATTTTCTTTAGACAAGAAATCTACTGGAATATTAACCTCTGTTTTAGCTTCATAATCCTTAGAGGGATTATAAGAATAAATCTCTTCTTTCTTTCTATCCTCACTTACCTTATAATTTATATTTTCTTTTAATTTTTCTAAGGTACTTATTTCCTTATCTAAGCTTTCCTGAATAACTTCTTCTTTTAAAGCTTCAAATTTTTTCTCCTCTTCTTCTGGAAGAGTAAAGGTGTCTTTTACATATTCCCTCATAGCTGCATGAACAGCATCAAAGACTACCTTGAATATAAAACGTTCATCTTTAAATTTAATTTCAGATTTTGTTGGATGTATGTTAACATCTATAAGCTCTGGATAAGTATCTATAAATAATACGAAGAATGGAAACTTACCTGTAACATTAAAGGACCTAAAGGCATTTTCCACAGCTACAGTTAAGCTTCTATTTTTTACATATCTCTTATTTACAAAAAGACTTTGATTATTTCTAGATGCTCTTGCTAAGGTATCATTTCCTATAAATCCATAAACAGAAGCTGTATCCTTATGCTCTTCAAAATATATTAAATTTTCAGCAGTGGACTTACCATAAATAGTTCTTATAACATCTATTAATTTTCCATTGCCATAAGTATTTAAAATCTTTTTATTGTTATTAAATAATTTAAATGATACATCTGGGTTAGCTAGTGAAATTCTATTTACTAAGTCATTTATTAAGGCACTTTCTCTAGCCGTTGTCTTTAAAAACTTCTTTCTAGCAGGTACATTAAAGAATAAATCCCTAACTTCTATTTGAGTTCCTCTATTCATAGAACAATCCGTTAAAGATTCTTTTTCTCCCCCGCTAATTACTAATTCCTTACCCATGTCAAAGTCTGATACTTTACTCTTAAAATCAACCCTTGCTATAGAAGCTATACTAGGCAGAGCTTCTCCTCTAAATCCAAGAGTATTTATACTAAATATATCATAAGTATCTTTTATTTTACTTGTAGCATGAGGATTAAAAGCTTTTTCAACATCCTCTGGATGAACCCCTGAGCCATCATCTATTATTTTTATAAGAGATTCTCCACCATTTTGAATCTCTATAGTTATATTTTTAGCCCCTGCATCTAATGAATTTTCTACAAGTTCTTTAACCACAGAAGAGGGTCTTTCAACAACCTCTCCTGCTGCTATTTTATTTGCTGTATCTGCATTTAAAATATTTATTCTATTCAAAATTTATAACAGCTCCTTCCCATAAGCTAAATTAAATTTTTAGCTTCTTTAACTAGAGCATATAATCTATTCATAGCCTCCATAGGATTTAAAGATAAAATATCAACTTCTGAAAGTTCTTTTATCAAATTATCTTTTCCTATGGCAGAAAAATCTAATTGTATTTGATCATCTTCTTTTTTATGTGTTTTAGCATCTGAAGATTTTGAAATAACTTCTTCTTTAATTTCAATTTTATCCTCTTCTACTAGGGTTTCTTTAACTTCATAAGAGGTTGTAATAGAGGCTTCTTCTATGTCTTCTTTTGAAGCATTTACTTCTTTAAGAGCTAAATCTAAGTTATCCTTTGAAGATTCCATTTCAAGAGTTTCTAAGATTTCCTTAGCTCTATTTATTACCTCATCTGGAATACCAGCAAGTTTAGCAACCTCAATACCATAAGATTGATCTGCTCCACCTTCTATTATTTTTCTTAAGAAGATAATATTGTTATCAACTTCCTTCACAGCTACTGAATAGTTTCTAACTCCGTGAATTTCTCCTTCTAATTTAGTTAACTCATGATAATGAGTAGCAAAAAGAGTTTTACATCTTAAATTTTTATTCTTACATATATACTCTATAACAGACCAAGCTATACTTAATCCATCATATGTACTCGTTCCTCTTCCAACTTCATCTAAAAGAACCAAGCTATTTTCTGTAGCATTTTTTAAAATGTTAGAAACTTCCCACATTTCAACCATAAATGTACTTTTACCACCTGCTAAATCATCAGAAGCTCCTATTCTAGTAAAGATTTTATCTACTACACTTATATTAGCCTTACTAGCTGGCACAAAGGAACCTATTTGACACATTAAAGTAATAATAGCTACCTGTCTCATATATGTTGATTTACCAGCCATATTAGGCCCTGTTATTATAAGAAGTTGATTATCATCTTTATTTATAATAGTGTCATTAGGAATGAACTCTCCCTTAGGAATTACCTTTTCAACAACAGGGTGTCTTCCATTTTCTATTTTAGTTTCCCCATCTTCATTAATTTCAGGTTTTATAAAATCATTTTCTAAAGCTACAAAGGCTAAATTGCTTATACAATCTAGTTCAGCAATTATCTTAGCAGTAGTTTTTAGTCTATCTATATGATTTTCAACTTCATTTCTTATATCTAGGAAAATATCATATTCTAAAGAGCAAAGTTTTTCACTAGCTCCTAAAAGTTTTTCTTCTATTTCCTTAAGTTCTGGAGTAATAAATCTCTCTGCATTAGCTAAAGTTTGCTTTCTTATATATCTTCCTTCAGGAATAGAACTATAATTAGCCTTAGATATTTCTATATAATAACCAAAAACCTTATTAAATCCTACCTTTAAAGATTTTATGCCAGTAAACTCTCTTTCTCTATTTTCTAAACTAGATATCCAATCCTTACCGTTAGTCTTAGCAAGTCTTAATTCATCTATTTCACTATTAAATCCATCCTTTATTAAATCACCATCTTTTAATGTTAGAGATGGATCTTCTTTTATAGATTTTTCTAAAAGCTCATAAATATCTCTTAAATCATCTAAATTGTTGTAATAATCATTTAGAAGACTTGAGGTGCAATTTTCTATAATTCCTTTTACATTAGGAATTTTACCTATAGAAGTTTTTAATGCTATTAAATCCTTAGCATTAGCATTCTTGTTTGAAATTTTACCTAATATTCTCTCTATATCATAAATATCATGTAAAGCTTCCTTAAGAGAGTCATTTAAAGAAAGATCATTAAATAATTCTTCTACAGCATTTAATCTTAAAGTTATCTTTTCCTTATTAACAAGAGGTTCTTCAATCCATCTTCTAAGCATTCTACTTCCCATAGAAGTTTCTGTCTTATCTAATACCCAAAGAAGAGAACCTTTCTTGCTTTTTTCTCTTAAATTCTCTGTAAGCTCTAAATTTCTTCTAGAACTTAAATCTATAGTCATAAAATCAACCAAACTATATACTTCTATATCATTTATATTAGTTAAGCTTATTTTTTGAGTATCTAGTATGTATTTAACTAAAGCATTACTTGATTTCTTAACCATTAAACTTAGAGAGTTTGATTTTTCTCCAAATTGAGTATTTAATACTTCCTTAGAGTTTTCCTCAAAATATTCTATAGGCTTTCTACTTATTAAGGCTGGAGTAGTTAATGTTATATCTTTTATAAGCTCTTGATCTAAAGAATCTAAAAGTATTATTTCTTTAGGATTAAACTTAGATATTTCATCTAAAATAACTCCCTTTTCTAACTCTCCCTCTGTAGCTAAGAAATCTCCAGTAGAAATATCTGTTATAGCTAGTGAACATCTATTTCTCTCTAAGTCTGCATATATAGTCATTATATAATTATTCTTTGTTTCCTCAACAAAAGAAGAATCTGTATATGTTCCAGGAGTTATAACCTTTATAACATCCCTTTTAACAATTCCTTTAGCAAATTTAGGATCTTCAACTTGTTCACAAATAGCAACCTTATACCCCTTAGCTACTAATCTTCCTATATATGAATTAGATGCATGGAATGGAATTCCACACATAGGTGCTCTTTTTTCTAAGCCACAATCTCTTCCAGTAAGAACTAATTCTAATTCCCTTGCAGCTGTTTCTGCATCCTCAAAGAACATCTCATAGAAGTCTCCAAGTCTAAAAAATAGAATACAATCCTTATAATTTTCCTTTATTTCAAAATACTGACGCATCATAGGCGTTAAAGCCATTTTAAGTACCTCCATCATTTCTATATGCTAAAACCTTATAACATTTTCTAAAATATCATAATGAATAACTATTATAACTTTTAAATATAAATTTTTTTATTTAATTGCTAAAACCTAAAAACTTTTCTTTAAAAAGTTAATAAAATATACTTTGATTTTTTTAAATGTTAATTATGTCATACTAATTATTCTAACATATTTTTTATGTAAGAAAAAACTAAAGCCTAAAATTAGACTTTAGTTTTTATCTAAATAATTATATTAATTAAATATCTCTTTTTCAAGTTCTTTTAACCACTTTTTATCTAAAGGTGGAACTCCCTCTAATCTATATGGAATATTAAGCCCTTCATATTTATTTACACCTAAAACATGATAAGGTAAAAGTTCAACCTTTTCTATATTATTAAGACCATCTACAAATTTTTTAATTCTCATTAAATCTTCTTTATTATCTGTATATCCAGGAACTACAACATGTCTTATCCACATTTTTTTATTCATGGACTGAGCTACCTTTAGAAACTCTAAGGATTTATCTATTGGAACCCTTACTAAATTCTTATATTTTTCAGGATCAGTTTCCTTTACATCAAATAATATAAGGTCAACATATTCAAGAATTTCTTCGTAATTTCCTAATCCAACACCTGCAGTATCTAATGTGGTATGTATTCCTTCCTTTTTACATAACTTTAAACATTCTAGTAAAAATTCTGGTTGAAGAAGAGGCTCTCCACCTGAGAAAGTAACACCACCACCTGATGCATTAAAATATGTTTTAAATCTTTTTATCTTATTTACAAGCTCCTCTGGAGTATATTCAGTCCCCTTATCTTTACACCAAGTATCTGGATTATGACAAAAAGCACATCTTATTCCACAGCCTTGCATAAAAACTACAAATCTTATACCTGGTCCATCTACTAAGCCCATAGTTTCTAATGAATGAATTCTTCCTTTAACCATAATGCTGTCCCTCCTTACGGTAAACATTTCAAAAAAGAGTGTATAAGGTCTTAACTTAATTAACCCTATAAATATAATGAAGAAAATATCTAGATGAACTTTAGAATTTAAGTTATTACGTAGAATATATTTCGTTAAAAAGCTGAGACTGTTCGAAGCGAAGCAAGTTTCGAAGCTTTAGAAATATATTCGGAGTAATAACTATAAATTCTTAGTGAAATCTAGTAATTTTCAGAATATATTTATAGGCTTTTTAAGTAACCTTATACACTCTTATTATATAAGATTATAGAGAATCGTGGAATGTTCTGCTTATAACCTCTAATTGTTGATTTCTAGTTAATCTATTGAAATTAACAGCATAACCTGATACTCTGATTGTTAATGTTGGATACTTTTCTGGATGCTCCATAGCGTCCATTAAAGTTTCTCTGTTAAATACATTAACATTTAGATGGTGAGCTCCTTGTTTGAAGTAACCATCCATAATAGCAACTAAGTTATCTATTCTAGAATCTTCTTCTTTTCCTAAAGCATCTGGAACGATTGAGAATGTGTTTGATACACCATCTTCACAAACTTCACAGTATGGAATTTTAGCAACTGAGTTTAAGCTAGCTAAAGCTCCACTGTTATCTCTTCCATGCATTGGGTTAGCTCCTGGAGCAAATGCTTCACCAGCTTTTCTTCCATCTGGAGTTGAACCTGTTTTCTTACCATAAACTACGTTTGAAGTAATAGTTAGGATTGATAATGTGTGCTTAGCACCTCTATATAATGGATGTTTCTTAAGCTCACTTGAGAACTTTCTAACTATTTCTACAGCTAAATCGTCAACTCTATCATCATCATTTCCGTATTTAGGGAAGTCACCTTCGATTTCAAAGTCTACAGCTATTCCATTTTCTCTTATAGGCTTAACTTTAGCGAATTTAACTGCGCTTAATGAGTCAGCTACAACTGATAAACCAGCTATACCAAATGCCATTAATCTTCCTACATGAGTATCATGTAAAGCCATTTGTCCAGCTTCATAAGCATATTTATCATGCATGTAGTGTATAACATTCATTGTATCTACATAAAGCTTAGCAACGTACTCTAAAACTTTATCATAGTTAGCTCTTAATTTATCATAATCTAAAACTTCGTCTGTTATTGGCTCTAAACCTTTAATAACAACTTTACCTGATTTTTCATCAATACCACCATTTATAGTGTAAAGTAAAGCTTTAGCTAAGTTAGTTCTAGCTCCGAAGAATTGCATTTGCTTACCAATTTGCATTGCTGATACACAACAAGCTATTGAGTAATCATCTCCGTATATAGGTCTCATTAACTCATCATTTTCATATTGAATTGAGTCAGTTTTAATTGATACCTCAGCACAGAATTTTTTGAATCCTTCTGGTAATCTATCTGACCATAAAACAGTCATATTTGGTTCTGGAGCAGGTCCTAAGTTTATTAAAGTTTGAAGATATCTAAATGAGTTTTTAGTTACTAATGGTTTACCATTTACACCCATACCTCCAATACCTTCTGTTACCCAAGTTGGGTCTCCAGCAAATAAATCATTATACTCAGGAGTTCTTAAGTGTCTAACTAATCTTAATTTTATTATAAATTGATCTATTAATTCTTGAGCTTCTAACTCAGTTAAAGTTCCAGCCTTAAGATCTCTTTCTATGAAAATATCTAAGAAAGTAGAAGTTCTTCCTAGAGACATTGCTGCTCCATTGTTTTCTTTAACTGCAGCTAAGTATCCAAAGTATAAGAATTGAACTGCTTCCTTAGCGTTTGCAGCTGGTTTAGATATATCAAAGCCATATCTTGCAGCCATTGACTTTATTGCTTCTAAAGCTCTTATTTGCTCTGAAACATTCTCTCTTAATTGAATATATTCTTCTACTGAGCCTTCGCTTTCAAATGATATATTAGCATAATCTTTCTTCTTTTCTTCTATTAGATAATCTATACCGTAAAGGGCAATTCTTCTATAGTCACCTATAATTCTTCCTCTACCATAAGCATCTGGAAGACCAGTTAAAAGACCCGCAGATCTTGCAGCTCTTGTTTCAGCTGAGTATGCATCGAATACACCTTGGTTATGAGTTTTTCTATAAGCGTTAAAGTGTTCTCTTATACTGCTATCTAATTCATAGCCGTATTCTTTTAAAGAACTTTCAACCATTCTCATTCCACCGAAAGGATTAACTATTCTTTTAAGTGGTGCATCTGTTTGGAAACCAACGATAACTTCGTTATCTTTATCTAAATATCCAGGCTCATAATTGTCTATTCCAGATACTCTATCTGTAGCAACATCTATAATGCCTTTTTCTATTTCTTCTATAATTAACTTTTGAGCTTTTTCTAAAACTGCATCAGTTCTTTTTGTTGTTCCTTCTAAGAAACTCTTGTCTCCCTCATATGCAGTATAGTTCTTTTGTATGAAGTTTCTAACATCTATTCCATTTTGCCATACTCCTTCTTTAAAGCCTTCCCATTGTTTAAACATATGGTCTACCCCCTCTTTCTTAATTGAAAATCTTTATCAATCTAAATTTAACACATTTTCATCACATTGTAAAGTTTTTGAGAATCAATTTCAACACCTTACAGGTAAATTTTTGTTAATTTGTTAATATTTAAATTGAATTATAAAATAATCACTTAAATTATAAGGTATTTTTAAAAAAATATAAATAATAAATATTTAAAATTTTCACATACTTAATAATTTATAAATAAAAAAATCACAATTATTTCCAAATAAATCTTTACTTTTAATTTGAATCATAATTTTAAAATAAAAGAGATTCTATTTCTTAAGTTGAATAAAATCTCTTTTTCAAAATTGCCCTTTTTTACTAAAGTTAATTTTTTATGAATCTGATACAAGTATATTTTCCTTTTCACTATCAATTCTAAATCTACATATTCCATGTCTCATTAAAGTAATTTCTTCAAGGCTAAAACCATCACTATACAATGAAGAATAATATTTTAATACTAAAAAATCTTTCTCTGGATTTTCTATGAAGTTTTTAAATTTTAAAAGCATATGATCTTCTAAATAAAAATCCTCTTCTTCTCCATCCATAAAAAATATATTAACATTTGTTACAGATTTAATATCATTATCTAAGTTATTTTCTTTTAAATAGGAATCAATAGAAGTATAACCTTTTCTTTCTTTATTTTTACTAAATAACCCCATTACCTCTTACCCCCGTATACTGTTTACATAGAAATATTATAACATTTAATATTACTCTTTTTAAATATAAAAAAGAGTATCCACCCTTGGATACTCTTTAAATTACTATATAATTAAAGTTCTTCTAACTGTTCTTTTATAAAGTCTACTAAGGATTTTGATTTTATTTTTCTATAATTTTCTTTATCTTCTATAACAAAATAAAAGATATCTCCTTCTAGTTTCATAAGTTCAAAATCAGTGTCCTCATAAACTTTTTTAACCTTCATTAATTCTTTTAATTCTTTATTCCAATTCTCTCTACCTTGAATTTTATATCCTCTATCTAAATGCTCATAACCAAAATCTTCTTTAATAGCCCAATTTAACTTGCATAAATTAAAGTCTGTATCCAACCAAAATCTGTACTCTTTACCCTGTATTTTAAGATAATTGTTACAAACCTCAATTCTTATTTTTCCTACTTCTTCATTTTCTAATCTGTAATCAACAAAATTTTCTTTAATATCTTTTACAAATCCTAATTCTTCAGTTAAAAATTCATCAATCTTTCTATTTTCATTTGCAATTACTTTGTTTTGTGCATTATAAAACTTTTCTTTAATAGATAGTAACTCTCTAACTGTTCTATCTATTTCCTTTTTACATTCTTCTACTTCCATCTCTCTTATATTATTTTGCTTTAATTTGTTTAAATCCATTACTCAACACCTCTTTTAAATTTAGTATTTTGATGATTTCTATTGCATTAATCCTTTAATTCATCAATTACCATATCTCGCCGTCTTGAATAATCTAAGCCTATACTTTTTAAATTTTGTATAGGGCTTTCTTATTAATAATACTCAATAAATAATACTCAAGAAATTTAGTTTTAAATTAGCACTTTTTTAAAGTTTTAATTTAGCCTTAACTTTCAAGTCTTTTTATAAAAAATTAAACTTTTACCATTTGTTGTTATTGACCGAAATTTTTTATCCATAAATAATCCCTCCCATAATACTTTATAATTTAATATTAACAAATTATGTATATTATGTAAACTATTTTTATGGAAATCAACTGATTTTTAACTGTTTCTTGTAATTAAAATAATATATTTTCTTTATTTAAAGTTAATAACACTGAAACTTTTATTATAAAGTAGTATTAAAAATTTTTCCTAGTCAAAAGTTCTTTATATCCTAATTTATTTAAAAGCTTTGCAAAATTAGATAAGTCTTTTTTAAATGCTATTATAATTGGTTTCTTTTTACCTTTTAAATATATCTTTACAATATTATTTTTGTAATCTAAATTAAAATAATCTATGTCAGACTTTTTTATTAATTTAAAATTTCTATAAATATAATCGTTATTTATAGAGATTGATAAATTAAAGGCATATATTAAAAAATATAAAGCTGCTATATTAAAAAAATTAATTTTGTTTGTATAAAAAAATAATATTAATTGTAAAGTTGCAACTACTGTTAACTGTATAATTACAGATAAAAATTTGAATAATGTAAGCTTTTGTATATCCTTTTTTATGCTTGGATTAATATAATAGGATTCATTAGAAAATAATCTTTTATAAATAAACCAATTCTTTATAAAAATACATGAAAAAGATATAAAAAGCACAAAGTTAAATAAGTTAATAGCGTTTGTTTTCATTTAATTCTCCCCGTTATATTAAAATCTCAATTTAATATTAACAAGTTATGTATATTATGTAAAGTTTATAGGGATATACATGTTTTAACAATGCATATTGTTTATTATTTTGTTTATTTGCTAAAACTTTAACATCATAAAATATAGCTACAATATGTGTTATATATAGTTCAATACTATTGTACTTATATGAAAGCTTAATTATGATTTCCGAAGTGTCTAGTTTTATTACAATGAATTTATTTTTAGGCATAAGAAAAGAGCATACCCATAGATATACTCTCCATTATTTATAATTAAAATTTAAATGCTTCTATATCAAATAAATCATCCAAATCTTCAACACTTAGATCCTCTATTCCATTAGATTTTTTTATTTCATTTATCAGAATATTTTTCATCATATGCTTTATTTACGCTAATAACAACGCTTCTCTGTTCTATTTAAAGTTGATTTTATAATACTTTCACTATGACATTTTTTACATTGACTTTGAAGCTGTTTGTTTTTTCTAGCCCAATTGAATTATTCTATAGATTTAGTTTCACCACATTTGTTGCATTTTTTAAACTTATCTCTATTTACTTCTTCTTTCGTTCTTTGAACTCCTAACACCTCAGCTAAAGCTCTTTTTTCAAACTCTATACGTCTTTTTATCTTATCGCATGATTTGCAATAACTAGTTATCCCATATTTAGAAGCTTTGCTATTATGAAATTTATCTTTTTCTAAATACTCTCTGCATTTAGGGCAATAATATAAGTCACCTTTCTTTTTTTCAATCCAAAGTGATTTTAAATTTAATTCTTTCATTTTTGCAGTAATCTCATATTTGCTGAAAAAATGAAAGAATTAATCTGAGTTCTAAAAATTTACTTACCGCACTTTAACAAAAATTCAATCTCTTCTAAAGTTATTTCCATATCCCCTAATTCAATAAATCCCATCCTTTTGAATATATTGTAATATTAATCCCTAAAATTCTAAAGGAGATATATCATGAAAAAATTATTAGTTGCTCTATTAACAGGATTATCATTAATAGGCTTAGTTGGATGTGGAGAAGCTCCCATAACACCAGAATCAATAAATACTAAACTAGACCAATGTATAGAAATATCAAACAAAGATGCGGAAATATAAAAACAATATGACTGGGCAAAAGAAAATAATAGACAATTCGAAGGTGTAAATGAATTTACAGATGATGAATTAAATACAGTAGAATATCAAAAATTCTTAAACTTATCAAAAGCAGAAATATCAGTAATGGATAATGATGAACTTAAGAAAACTAATGCAATAATAGATGCAGTATTAATGATGGCAACTGATGATTGCAAAGAGCAATTAATAATACCTTATTCAGTATCTACAAGAGATACAATGATAAGAGCTTATACTGAACCAAATATTATAATAAATGAAATGCATAGAATAGTTAATGAATTAGAAACTTATAAGATGAATGTAAATGAATTTATAGAAGTTGGAGTTCCTGACAACTGGGAAATGATAGGAGTTATGCTACCAGAATCAGACCAATCATTTAAAGAAATTGTAGACACAATAGAAGAATATAATAAAATTTATATATTTGATGATGAATATTTACAAATTATGAAAGAACTTCAAACATCATTTCATAACTTTGCAGAGCAATATCCAAAAGAATCTTATCCAAGAACAGAAGATAGTTTAACATTACAACAAGCTAGAAAAAGCTTTAATCAAGCATATGACAAATTAATGATGTTTGATATAAGACAAGCAGAAGGAGTAGTAGCTCCATAAAACTGGATTTTTGGAATACACAACTATTATTTTTTAAAATAAACGAACTGCAACTTTTTTCTAGAATTACCAACTGTATAAGTATTATTTACTAAAATAAAAAGCACCTCCTATTAATTAGCTAAAAACTAACTAATAAGAAGTGCTTTAATACACTTAATAAAATTCCTCATTTATTTGGTTTTAATTAATATTATTTATTGGTCTCAAATCAAGTTTATTGACTTTTTTGTTATAGTATAATTATATAAATTACCTCATATCTAATTTATACCAAACATATTTTAGCCTATACTTCCTCTTACTTTACCCATTCTTACTATCCACTCATTTAGGATTTTAAGTTCTTCTGTGCTGTTACGCATTACATTTTCCTCAAGTCCCATAAGGTGCATTATTATAGTAGGGATAAAGTTCTAGAAATGGCTTTATTACTTGATTTGAAGTTTTATATACATCGAATTAACATTACAAATATCTAATGTTAATTGGTTTCATAAAGCTCTCATAATTTTACTTTAGTATAACATTTATTTACCAATAGTATCAACTACTTTATCAAATTTTTTCTAATTTATATATTTTATTATTCATATTTTTAATTAATAAGATATTGATTAAAACTAACTCTGAATTTGTTTTAGTAACTTCACCTAAGAATATATATCATTTCTAATTTTAAGCTTAAAAGGCAAAAAAATAGGTTAGGATTTTATTCCTAACCTATAACTTTACTAACAAAAGGAGTATACGATCTGTCATCAATCAGTAGCCTTCCTGAACAATGATTATTAGACGATTTATAAATACTATAAAGAATTCCACTATTACCATAAGGTATATTTTCAGATACCTTTATCCATGTTCCTATCTCTTTAGAAGAATCAACTGGATTACTTAGAACTCTAACAAAAACTCTGTCATTATAATCAAAATTTTGGGGTATTGCACAAAAACAAGTTTTATTATTTACATCTATATAATCGAAAAAGTAATGTGTATTCATACTTCCATAACACCTACCTAGTCTATTATCTAGTCTTTCTATAAAATCTGCATTGTAAACTTGGTTTGGTTCTTTTTCTAAATCTATTGCTCCAACATAGAGGGGACAGCAACATTTAACACTTAGCTCCTTATACGCATAATGACCATTAATATCATAAACCTTAACAACAATGAACGAATCTTTACTAAACGATATTGGACATTTAAAAGTGAATTTATTAGGTGCTGAAGAACCGGTAACTGGTCTCCAACTTTTAATTTCAATATCATTAACATAAATTTTATAAGGAGAACAAGATAAAAACATATATATACTAGCATTTTCTAAAGTATTTCCATCTTTAAATCTATCTGGAGATATTTCGCATCTAAGTATTTTTATATTATCCTCGAATAATTCTTTTAAAATATTCTCTTTGATTTTTTCAACTTCATATAGAGTTTTAGTCAATGCACTATACTCATTACTAGATTCAATAGAGTTTTCATTTCTAAAACTTTCTTCTACAGTCATTTTAAAGTTCATTGTAGATAATATTTGTTCACCTTCATATATTACTAACTCTGCATTTATTATTCCTGGGACGGATAACATTTGTGAAGTTAATTGTAATTCAACCATACCTTCATTTGCATCTACTATTGTTGCAACGTTAAATACTTCTTTATCATCTGGTTTTTTAGCGTAAATTCTAACTGTTTTATTTTCTAAATTAAATTTAACTCCATTATCTAAAATTTGAAATAGCAACCATCTAGCAGAATCTCGCTGTTTTGTGATAATATCGCTATAGCTCCTTCTTGAAATATCTAATATTATTTTGTTATATAAACTTTTAATAATAATCTCTCCTTTCTAATTTTAAACATAATAAAAAAGAGTACCCAAAGTTGGATACCCTTTAAATTGTTGAACTTAAAGTAAATCATGTTTACATATAAGTATTAAATTATTATGTGAATCTACAAATCTTTCTAATATAAAATATCTAAAATATTTATATTCACCATATGTATTACGATGTTCTAAAAAAGTATTTACACTCATTAAGTTATTTCTAAGTTCTTCATCATAATCTTTTTCTATATTTTCTACACCATCTTCTGAAATAAAAAACACTTTATCCCTTGCATTATTTAAATCATTACTAATTTTTTTAATATATTATCATATTTATTCATTTTCTTTTTCACCAGATTCTTTTAATTCTTCTTCTCTTTTAATACGTTCAATTTCTTCTTTACGTATTTTTTCTTCCTTATCTCTATGATTTACAATTGCCCTTTGTTGAGATGATGAATTTCTCATATCATATCTAAACCCCATTACAATACCTCCCATAATTTACTATAATTTAATATTAACAAATTATGTATAATATGTAAAGTTTATAATTAATATAGGAGGAGTTTTATATATTCTTAAACAACTTGTCCGATTCTTAAACTTGGTGCAAAATTAACTGGCGTACCATTATATCTTAATTCTATATGAGAATGATTTCCTGTAGAATTGCCAGTACTTCCACTTAGGGCAATTACCTGTCCTTGTTTAACATGGTCACCTTCATTTACTAATAATTGACTATTATGACCATAGATAGTTGTTAGACCACCACCATGATCTATTTGCAGATACTTACCATAACTGTAAGTAAGTTCTCTTCTTTTTATAACCACACCGTCTTTACAAGCTCTAACGGGAGTGCCTTCTGGAACACCTATATCAGTTCCAGTATGTTTTGCTCCTGAAGGATAGTGTCCAAATAATGCAGTAATTGAACCGCCAGTAACAGGAAGAATCCAATTACCATAGTCATTGCTTACGGTTTTAAAATTACTTGTTATAGATGGAAAGTAACCATCACCTTTTACTGTTCCGATTTGCCCACCATGTGCATTTAAAATTCCGATAGAAGACATCATGTAATTGGCATTTAGGAACATTTCAGCTTCTTCTTTTCTTCTACGCTTTAAACCATCCTCAAATATAGAGCCAGGCATTATTATGTAAGATAGCCATTTATTATATATTATTTTTGGAGAAACTCCATTTACCCAATCTCTATATAAACTAGAATTATATCTTCCAGAATTATAAGTTAAATCTACAAAAGCATCAAAGACATTTATAGGAACTTTACTTAAATCTATGCCATCTTTTAACATTTGGTTTTTTACAAGACTACCGTATTTATCTGGTATTAATTCAAATAAAACCATTGAGGCAGTTTCTTCAGAGCATGGTGCAGCACCTAGTTTAGCAAAGTAAGTTGGTTCATTGGATTTAGTTACTCCATATCCATAAGTAATTTCACCATCTCCAATATTACCAGGATATTGTTGTAGTCCTTCTATTCCTTTAACATACCTGAAATATTTTCTTGAAGGTATTCCTTTACTAACATTTCCTAGAGTATCTACACCTCCTCCACCGACTCCAAAGTTATTAGGATCAAGTATTACTTGTCCATTACTATTTTTAATCGGTGCATTTATTGTTATCTCTCCTGTGTTAGCATCGTAATAAAATGTATTTTGTTTTCCAATTCTGATACCGTTTTCAGAAATTACTAATTCACACTTTTCATTTCCTATATTAATAAAATCTTCTCCAACTTTTAGAGTATGTTTTTTATTAATAGAACTAATATCAACGTTATAGAGTTTATTTCCTTTAAAATCAACTTCTTCAAAAATTCTTATTGGTTTTTCATTTTTATCTTTCAAAATGTTATATTTATCAAACTGAATATAGGGGGGAACAATCCTAGTATTACCAGATTCTTCATAGCCAATACTTATTGCACTATCATTACTATTAGTTAACCCAACTAAAGGTTGTTTTTCATTACTCCCTAATAGTAAAGATGTAAGACCACCTATATATTGTCCATCTTTCTTCCAATTAAACATCTTAAGTGCATTATTTTCTATTAAAATAGCTTTAATACTATTATTTTTAAATGTCATTCCTCCTGGTTTGTTTAAATCCATTTGGAAACTACCATCCATGTTTTCTATTAATACCGTTCTAAGTTTACCAACTAACCAATCTGCAAAGAATCCTTGTCCACTACCGAATGTTTTCCAATTCCAATCTTTATCATCAAGAGTTCTTTCAGATGCTATCATAAACCCCATAGAACCAATTGCCATAGCTCCATAAGTTTTGCTACCTTTAATTTTATCCTCGAACAACATTCCTAATTGATGTTGTGGTTGTGCTACATCCCTAAGTGCTTTAAACTTAGTTTGCATAGCATTTATAATACCTTCCATTTCCCCTGCATTAACAGTACCATTTTTATTTAAGATATTATCTAATTGTTCCCTTGCTATATCTTGTTTAGCAAAGTAATTTACTTCTACATCACCAAACTCTACATTTTCATATTTCTTAGTAACTAAGTTCCATTCAATAGTAATAGCCCTAGTTTTCATATCTATATCTATGTCTTTATGGTTAACTGTTACTGTATCTCCTATACCAATATTAACTAAGCCTTTAAAGTCTTTATACTCTATACTATTTTCTAGCATAGCAACTTTAACATTACCGCTTACTCTAGGTTTATCAATTCCACCTTCATAAAGTTTTTTCATTCTTTCTCTCATGGCTTGGTAAAGTTCTTCTTCAGTATCAAAACCTTCATCATTAGAAGTATTAGGATCTTTAAGCTTTAAATCACTCATATCTATATAATCTTCACATATTAAAGGATATTTATTTATAAGTGGACTATCTACATATTTTTCAGGCAACATTATGCCATCAAAAGCTCTAGGGTATGCTCTAGTTACAATATTATCTCTATCTATAATTAGATTAACATCTTCCATATTTCTACTATAGTTAACTCTTACTCCATAATCTCCACCTATTCTATTATTTATATATATGTCAAAATTATCGAATAACATTTCTCCACCCCAACGGTTTCTAAAACTATTATCATTTTCTCCATTTATTGCTTGTACGATATTAGTAACACAAAAATAACAAGTATTAATTCTATCTATATCACTATGGCCTTTATACTTAGTACCTTCTAGTATCTTATCTAAAGCTTGTTGACCATTACATTCTACTGCTCTTGTATCTAATAAATTATGTTTTACTAAATCAAAAAAGATATGCCTTGCTTTTATCTTTAAGCTAAACATACCTTTATCTGTATTATAGATTCTAAATAATTGTTTATTTTTAGAATAGAAAACATCTGTCTTTATTACTCCCCATTCTTCTACTTTAGTCCATCTCTTTTCTTTGTCATAGGGTAATTCTACTTCAACCTCACACAATCCTGTATTAAGTTCTACTCTTAGTTTTCCATCTATAGGTTGTAAAGTAATATCTCCATTCTTAGTAAAGTTATAATTATCTATCTTATAATATTGCAACTATTACACCTCCCTCCATCTTGGTTTAATTTCTACCTTATTAACATTACCAGTAAAACTTATATTATTTTCTCCATATGTTAATACTGGATAATCTCCATCATCTATATTTAGACAATCTGTTTTTTCTCTATATGCTATTTCTAATTCGGAATCTATATAAATATAATCCTTTACTATTACCTTAAATTTGTTATCATTTATAGTAATAGTTATTTCTCCATTGCCTTCTAAATATATTAATGGTTTAGATTTGTCATGTTGGTTATAAAGCATAGTATTGTTTTTTATTTCAATAAATTGATCTCCATCTAAGGAATATTGCCATCCCCTACAAGTAAAGTTAATTGTAAATTCGCCTTTTCTTTTAAATTTTACATCCATTGTGCCTATTTCTATGTTAACAACTTTATAAAACCATCTGTCATCATCTGTAAATATTAATTTATTATCTTCGATATTATTTAACCATCTTTTAACCCTTCTAAAAATATCTTTAGGATTATTTGCTATAAAGTTACATTCTACTGGTATTATAATATCTTTTCTACCGCCTAAGTCTTCATATAAATCTCCATCTCCACCATTTCGGTTTATTATATTTATATTTTTATTAGAAAATATAGAAGGGGAACGCCTAATTATGCTTACCCCTAAATCCTTTTTTAAAAACTTATTATTAAAAACCAAATCTAACATTATTTGTTCCACCTCCTCTTACAACTGCTCTACTATTTGCATTACCATTTAATATATTTCCCATAGAATCTATAACTACTTTAGCGATAGTTTTACCATCTACAGGTATTATAATTTCATAAATGTTGCCATTATTTTGATTATTGTCCTTACTATCTTCTTTAGCATTAAGAACCTTTTCTACACTTCTACTTACTAACTTATCTAATTTAGAAAGTGGAATTACTGCTTCATGTTCTTTTCCTTCTCCTACTAAAGCCATAGTTGCTTTAGTAACTATTCCCCCTTCTGCCAAAGCTGGTATAGTAGGCAAGTTAACACCAAAATGACTTCCACCTATGCCAGGAATCCATGAAGGTACATCAAAACTTAATCCATTTATTCCTCGAATCGCCATATTAATTCCTGAAATTGCAGCATTAATAGGGGCTTTGATTATTCCACCTAGCATACCAAAAATAGACTTAACTATATCTGCCAAACCTTGGAATGCACTTCTCCAGTTTCCAGTAAAGACACCTTTAATAAATGTTATTATTCCTGAGAATACACCTTTAACACCATTCCATATTGCACTTACTGTACCAAAGAAACTGTTAAGTTGAATACCTAGTAAACCAAATGTTTGTGTCCAATCTCTACTAAATGCTCCTTTAAAATAACTAGAAAATCCACGGAATATAGATTTTATAGAAGTCCAAACTGCATTAACTCCATTTCTAAACCATTCACACTTTGTATATAAAACTACAAATGTTGCTGCTAATGCTACTAATAATGTTATAACCAAACCGATTGGATTCATGGATAACGCTAAATTTAAAGCCTTTTGTGCTAACGTCATTGCTTTAGTGGCTACTGTAACCGCAATAGTTGCTACCTTATAAGCTAACATTTTTGCTTTATTAGCTACCCATATAGCTCCGTTTTTAATTAATATAGCTGTATTTTTTATCAAAGCTAATGTTAGTTTTCCTAATCCAACTATTCCTTTTAAAATCATCTTAGTGAATTCTAATAAACCCTTTGCAGTAGCTTTAATTATATTAGTGGTAAATTTAATTATATTTTTTACACAACTACTAATTCCTTTTGCAAATTTTCCTAAAAAAGAAGTTCCTTCTTTAGTAGCTTTAGCAAAGTTCTTTATAGCTCCTGCACCATTTTTAGTAGCCTTTATCATATTTTTAGTAAATTCTATATTATTTTTTATCCTATTGGATAGTTTACTAAAACCACCTAATAATAAGTTAGTTCCTACAAATGTCGCTCCTAAACCTACTACTAATTTCCTTTGCCCTGTAGATAATCCTAATAAACCTTTAGTTAATGTACTCAATGCTTTGGCTCCTATAGAAATAAAAGGTGCTAATACTTCTCCAAATCCAACTAAGCTATTTTTCGCCATATTTAAAGATGTTCTTAGATTGTTTCCAGTAGTATTATTAATCTTCTCCAAAGCTTTATCTGTAGAACCTAAAGCATCATTCATAGCCTTTGTTTTATCTTTAAAATTATTGAATTGTGTTCCAGTAAGTGCTGTAACTGCTGTAAGTGCTTCTGTACTACTAAATAATTTACCCAACTTATCTGATTGTCCACCAGTTTCTTTTTGCAAGATCTGTAAAACCCCTGTAAGTCCTTTAGCTTTTATCATAGCTTGTCCATTACTATAACCATATTTCTTTATTAACTTATCCATGTCTGTAGTTGGTTTAATCAAGTTACTAAATACAGCTTTCATTTGTGTACTTACTTCAGCAGTATTACCTGTTACACCTGTTAAAGTAGCCATTGAACCAAACAATTCTTGCATACTAATATTTAATGTTGAACTTAAAGGGAATAAAGGTTTCATGCTTGATGCCATTTCTGGGAAAGTTGTTACCCCTAATTTAGCTGTTTGGAACGCTAAGTCAGAAATTTGTTTAGCTGTCTCTTCATTTACTTGGTTATATCCTTTCATGCCAGCACTAATCAAGGCAACTGCATCATTTGTCTCTGCTCCTCCCGCTTTGGCACTATTTGCCATAACATTAAAAATTCTTCCAGTTTCTTCTCCAGCATCTCCGATAGAAGAAATACAAGTGTACATACCTTCGGTTGTATCTTCTAAGCTTTTCCCTGTTTCTGTAGAAATTTCTAATATCTTATTTTTATACCCTTCTAAATGACTTTGATCATCTAACAAAGTATTAATATTAGCAGTTCCATCTTCAAATTTCATTTCAGAAAGTGCCATAGCTGTTCCTAAGCCAGTTATAGCAACACTAGCTGGTTTCATTTTATTGCTTATTTGACCAGCTTTTTCTCCAGCTTTTCCAAGTCCTTCTGTAAATTTATCTAACTTACTCTTCTCTAACTCTTTATTAACTTCTTCTAATGCTTTCTTATTCTCTAACAGTACTTTCTTACTATTATTAAGCTTAGTTTCTGCATTATTAAGCTTAGTAGTATTAGTTTCTATAGCCTTAGTATTTTGTGCATAATCTTCTTTTAATCCTTTAAGCTCCTTAGCTAATTCTTTAGATTCTTTACTATTCTTGCCTGTTGCTTCTACGCTTTCTTTATATTTTCTAGTAGTTTCTTCTATTTTATTTGATAAGTCTTTTTGTGTAGATTTTTGCTTATCTAAATCTCCATTTAACTTTTTTATATTGTTATTCTGTGCTTCTATAATTTTATTTTGGATCTGCATCTTAGAAGTTAATTCAGCCTGTTTACTCTTTAGAATATCAGTACTACTTCCAAACAACTTTGCTTGAGTATTAGCTAAATTAAAGCTACTTCCAACTTTCTTAAGTTCTTGTGTCATTTCCTTCATCTGCTTCTGAAAATCACTCGAATTAGCACCAATCTTAACATTAGCTGCCATATGTAACTACCTCCTTTCTACTCTATCTCCTCCTCATTTCTTTGATTTATACTAAACTCTATGTAATCTAATAAATCTAAGATATTCATATTTAATGTTGCTTCTAAGCTATTGTTAAAATTCTTAATAGAGTAGTGTATTATGTTATCTATAACATTTAGGTAATTATCATAAATATTTTCTTCTTCTATCTCTTCTAAATAACCATTTTCTCTGTCATAGTCATCAAAAGCACTTTTCTCTATTGTTATTTCTTCATTGCCAATAAATATTTCTCTAATTCTATCTTGTATTTTGTCTACATACTTTCTAATAAAAATATAAGTTTCAAAAAAATCATATATTTCTAATTGCATTATTTCATTCCTACTTAAATCTGAAAAAATATTAGAAACGATGTTATAGCATAAATCGATGTCTGCATTTTCATATTTTTTAGATAGCTTTATAAAATTTTTATAATTATAAGTAGTAAATTTATCTAAAAAACGGCAATTAATAGATATATCTTCTAACTCTATTTCTTGCCCTTCATAAAAGCCTTTTGTATTTTCTCGGCTTTTTTATTAACTTTTTCTACTATTTCAAAATCCATGGAACTAAAATTTAAAATAATATCTGATACATCCATATCATTATTAACATCATCTTCTGTAAATTGATTATCAAATATAGCTACTATTACTCTTACCATTTCATCTAAATCACTATCATCATAAATTTCCTTTTCTGATATTCTGTCTCTAGCTTCTGTATAAACCTTATATTTGTTTCTTAACATTTTTCCACTTTCATATTTTTTACCTTTAATTGTAACTTGCATATTATAATCTCCTTTCTTAATAAAAAAAGAAGGTAGAATAATCTACCTTCCGACTATTTTTCTATTGGTTCTGGTACTTTAGTAAACCATGCTTCTATCGCACTTTTAGCACTAGCATGTTCTTCTAATAAATAAGATTCATCTATTTCCGAATGTGTATTACCATCTTTTTCTCTACCATAAAACTGCCCTTTTAATTTTTGTGTTTGTGTCTTAATCTTATCTTGTTGTGTTTCATAATCTTCATTCCAACCGTTATTAAATTTTCCACAGTAATACCAAACAAATTCATATTTACCATTTGTTTGTTTTGCTCTCCATCCTATAGCAATTTCTTTTGCCATATCATCTTTATTATAAATGATCATACCGTTTTTATAGGTAGCACCCCTTAATATAGCTTTTTCTTCTGGAGTTAATTTGTTTACATCTATTTCTATATCTATTCCTCCATCACTCTCTACAACATTTTCTACACCATCATCAGAAAAAGTCTTATCTACATTCTTCTTAACTGTAACCTTTGCACTAATAGATCTTCCTAGTTTAATTGGTGTGTCTGTCTCATATTCAGTTACACTATTTTTCTTTACAACTGCTATGTGTATATCTTTAAGTCCTGCTCTTCTTACATTTAATACTGTTTCTACTGCCATTACATTTCCTCCTTTATATTTCTTCTGTATATGTAAAGCATAAAGCTTTGTGGTAAATACCTGTATCAACCTCAAAAAAGTCTTGTCCACTTTCATATTTGAAATTATTTTCTTTCATTAATTTTCTAATTTTCTTTTTAAGAGTATAAGCTTCCAAAGAATCCATGCTCCAAACATCTATTTGTAAATTATGTTCTAATGTACTAGCATCGTCATCATCAAAATCATCTTCTTGGTCTAAGTATTCATGAATTGTTACATGTGTTTTATTAAGTTCTTTATCGTACCAACCTTCTATAACATCTACATTTAAAGATTCTAAAGACTTAGAAACTAATGCTATAATATCTAATTCTTCTATAATGCCTACCTCCTATCTTTCTAATTTTTTTATCAAGTTTTCATATTCCTTAATTGCTATATTGTCATATTGTTTCTTTAATATCTTATTAACTTTACCAAATGAGTGATGTGGTGGTCTTTGGCTAGATCCCCATTCTTCTATTTTCATATACCAATATTTACTGTTATCTGACTTATCCCATCCAACAATTACATATTGTCTTCCTTTAATTTTCTTAAATTTAGGTGCTGGAATATTATCCGCTGCATGTCCATTAGGTCTACTACCTTCCCTACCACTTTTACTATTATCTTTAGATTTATGTATTAATGGTTGTACAGTTTTATAAGCTAAATCTCCGCATTCTTTAAGAACTTTCTTGTTAGTTTTCTCTAAATCTTGTTCTGTTCCCAACTCTTCTACAGTCTTTATAAGCTCTTCTAAACCAGTAAATTCCATACTAAAGCTACTCATTATAAAACTTCCTTGCACTTTAGCTTTATATACTTCTTGTTATTCCCCATAAAATCAGGATAATATATTTCATATTTTCTATTTTTCCACTCTACTATAAAGTTTTCTTTATTTCTAAGTTCTTCTAGCTTTTTGCAATATCTAATCTTAAATATGACTGTATTTTCTAGTTTAATAGACATAGCTTCATATAATTCTTGCCCATATAAATCTAATATTTCTGCCCGACATTTATAAAAAAAATCTGTTTCTACTGCTTTTTGTCTTCTACCATTGACTACTTTATCTTCTAGCTTTTTAATGATTATTCTGTTATTCATCTTTCCAATGCCCATGTTAATTACCCTAAATTATCTATTTTATGCATATTAAGAATTGTGTTAACAATTTTATTTGTATTATTATCTTTAACTGTAAATTCTCTATTTTCATAAAGATCTGTACATAAAGATAATAAAGCAATAGTAATATCAGGCTTAGAGTTTAAATAACTAAAATTTTGTCCAGTGAAATTTTCTATATAGGCTTTACCAGCTTCTAATATTATAGATAATAAAGTATCATCATCATCTTCATCTATTATTAAATATTGTTTAAGATAATTTATATCTACTTCGTTTATTTTCATTAAATCAACTCCTTTATATAATAAAAAGGTGGGAATATAATCCCACCAGTTAATTATTTTACAGTTAAAGTAGCTATTTTTTGTGGTTCAACAATTGCTGCATCACATTCAATATAAGCACATGCACCTACTGCGAATTGTGTAGCGTATTTTTCCATAAGCATTTGTAATTCTATGTTTTTAGTTAATTTAACATATAAACCACTCATATCTCCATAGTGTATAGCTTTATTACCAGTAGCAACCTCTTGCATAGATTCTGTAGTAAAGACTTTCTTACCAAATAAGCTCCATCCAAAGCCTTCTCTAATATCTTTTTGTAAAATATAATCTCCATCAGCATCTTTTAATTTTCTTAATGCTTTAAGTGTGTTTTTATGCATTATAAAACATGCATTCTCTTGAAAAACTTCTGGAACTTCCATCATTAAATCAATAATATCATCTGATCCTATCTTTCCTGTTGTTGCACTTGTAACTACATTTTTATTAGATGCTAACCCTTTTATCTTTGTTGTTCCAGTTATTAATTCCTTTTCTAAGAAATCTGCAATAGCTTGTGCAACTTTGTTAACTACAAATCCAACTAAATCAAAATCACTTCTATTAATTAAAGACTTAGATATTTTAGCTAAACATCCAACGATATAGTCTTGTAATTTTACAGTAGTAAATTTACCGGTACCTTCAGTTAGTTCTGCAAAGTCTTCTACATATGTAGCAGAGATACTAGATGAAGTTTCATCGTAAACTGGAAATACCAAATCTCCACCAACATTATATATAGTACACATAGAATAAATAGGAGATAACTCTTTAACTTTTTCTATAATTTTACTAGCTATAGAAGTCGGTATTATTCCACCGTTATTAGCTACTCCTAATGCTCTTTCATCACCTTTAATAAACTTTTCTAAGCTTCTTATTTCCTCATTTTTAATTTCTTCTACTGTCTTTTCTCTTTTTTCTTCTATATCTATTACCCCGTCCTTTAATTCTAAATTTCTAGTTTCTTCTTCTAATTTGGCTGTAGAATCTATTCCTTTAATTTCTGCTACTATTTCTGCCATTCTTGTATTTTCATTTTCTTCAAAGGCTCTTTTTTCTTCTTTAGCCTTATCTTTAATACCTTCCATTTCCCCTATTAATGCATTTCTTTTTTCTAATAATTCTTTTCTCATGTTTAATAACTCCTTTCTAAATAAAAAAAACTATCTTTTTAGATAGCTTTAAGTTTTAATATTTCTATTTCTTTTTCTATAATTGAGAAGTCTTGTGTTTCTTCTCTTGTTTCTTCCAGTTCTAATTTATAATCCCTAGTTTCTAGTGCATTACCATCTTTATCTCGCATTTCTACAAGACAACCATCATAAGCAGGTTCTACTGTAAGTAAAGAAACTTCGCTTACATCCATATCTTTAACATATCTTAATTTATATCCTTTATCATTTATGTACTCATCATCATTGCATCTAAATGCAAAAGATAAACCTTTAAAATCATTGTTTTCTGCATGTTTTATAAGTTCTTCATTATTGGTTCTTATACTAAATCTAGCCCCTATATTATCCTCATAAAGCCTTAAATCTTCATTTGTAGAACCATATATCTTGTCCCATGAATGATTCAGAAGTAATTTTATATCATCATTTCTCTCTATTGCTCTTTTCCAGGCACCTTTTTTTATCTGTTCTCTAAATCTCATACCATTTTCATGTAGAAGTTTAGAATTACGCTCTGAAATATTGACATAACCAAATAATTCAATAGAACCATCTTCGAGTTTACGAATTTCCATTATTATCACCACCTTTACTATTGCTATTTACATTTGTTGTAGTATTGGTATTAGCTACAAAGATATCCTTATTCTTTGAATTATAAAGGACTGTATCTAATCCAAGTTTAACTATATTATCGAATCCTTCTAGCTTATCCATATTTTCCATATACCTTACATCATTTAGCTCTAAAAATGTATTTCTTAGACCAATTTCATAGGCTTGGTAACGCTTTAATATATCTGCTTTAAGTAATTCTCTAGTATCGAAAGCAAAATAATAAGATTTTTTCTCTGATTCTAGTAATAAATTTTTATTTAAAACTTCTTCAAACTGCTTAAAAAGTGGCAGTATAACAGTTTTTACAAATAATAAAAACTGTTCTTCTGTAGCATTCCCATTTAATAGGGCTGGATCTACATTAAACAGTTTACATATATCAATATTATTTTCTTTTTTAAGTTCTAGTAATTGCATATCTCTAGGATTATAGCTAATATCTTGATAATTCATATCACCGTTAAGAACTAAACAATTTTCTTCTTCATCTGAATTACTATCCCATAGCTTTTTCCAAGTCTTTTTGAGATTAGTAAGTATAACTTCAAAAGTTTCTTTATTCTTAATCTCTGCAACTTTAAATAACCCTTTCTTAAGTCCACCGTTAACAAGTTGCTTATTCTCAAATCTTAAAGAATTATATGTAGTAGATAAGCTTAGGTCATTCTCTGATATAATACTTGTACCACTTACTCCATCTTTTGAATTCCTTACTAAGTTAAGAAACTCATATGTTTCATATTCTTTACCATTGATTTGAATTTTAGCATCTTTAAAAATGGGATTTAAATTTGGAATGTAGCTTATATTTCTACTATCTACATAATGTAAGCTTAGAATTTTATTCCCTTTTCTATTAATATAAATATATCCTTGTCCTTTACAGTAATAATCATTTATAAGTCTTTGCTTAACGTTGTAAATAGATAGCAAATCCTTGCAGTTATCATTTAATAAACTTACTCTATTATCATCTTTTAATTCTTTTATAACTCCATCAATTTCCTGATATAATTTAATTGGAACTGTAGCGAATATGTTACTTATATAATTCAAACTAGCGTTGAAATTTGGAATTTGTTTAGCTTTTGATTCTGTTATTACATTAACTCCAAGCTTTCCATTAAGTAATAGATCTTCAAAATCATTAACTGATCTTTCTTCAGTTTTCTTTTTAAACCACTTCAATATATCACCCCCTTTATAATAATTGCCCCCAGCTACTATAATCCACATTATTTTCAATATCTTGTTGTAATAGATATAATGCATTAATTGTGGAAAACACCATGTCCACTTTGCCCGCTACTTCTGTACTTTTTCTTTTGTTTATATATTTATTTTTATTTGTATCTTCTGTACATCTACAATTAGTAAAGTTGCTTTCATAAATTTTATTATTATAATAAGCAAATTTTTTCTGTAATATTAATTCTTTAAGATATTTAATTGTTGGATGTAAAGTCCTACTATGTTGTTCTACTTCTACAGTATTTATATTATAATCTCTTTCCCAACGTTGAGCTGAATTTCTTAAGTTTCTTATGTCATAGCCTAAAGCTACAATATTAACTCCATATTTTTTAGGTAAATCCACTACAAATTGTTCAAATTGATTATAATCTAAAACTTCTTCTCCACATATTATGCAATTGCCATCTTCTATAGCTTGTTTATAATTAAAGTTCTCTTTTTTAGACTTTTCATCCAATCTATCTTCTTGAACAAAACACCATGTTAAACTATGTACTTCATCATTAATTTCATCATAACCTATCATGCTTATACTTGAATTATCCCAAGTCTCAGCAGCATCTACTCCAATGTAGACATTTTTTCCTTTCCAATCCCATTCTTTAACTCTTTTACAAGCTTGTATTTGTGTAGAACTAATATAGGTTTCAACTCCAACTCCCTTATACATTATATTGTTATGCTTACAAAGATAATTTTCTCTCTTAGATTCATAGAGAATAGCTGTATCTCTTTTCTCTACAATAGAATTAAATATATTTTCTATTTCTACTGCTGCTGGATTGGATTGATAAATAACCAAATCATTAGTTTGCCACTCTTTTATCAATTCATTGTCAGGTTCATATAACAAAGCAAAATAATTCTTTCTATTATTTAAACCTTCTAATATTTTTTTAGCTAAATCTATTTCTGTAGTAAGAACATTATTAAAATTAGGGTATTGAGTACTGATTATAATACCTAATTTATTAAATAAAGTTATTTGAGATGATCTCATAGCTTCAACTGGATAGTCATCCATAGCTCCAGCTTCATCAGCTAGGAATAAATTAGCTAATTTACCATCCATACCATCATTACTATACGCCAAAGGAACATATTCTATATCGGTTAACTTACATTCAACCATATCTCTTTTAACCTTAAAATGTTTTTGCATATAAGGACTTACACCAATTATCTTTCTTACAGCAACTTTTAATTCACAACTTAATTTATAATCAGGCGCAACACTAAAGAATCTACTAAACTTAGGTTCTGTTAACATACTAATAATAAAAATAATAGCACTTGTATAAGTTTTGAAATTTTTTCTACTAATCTCTAATAATCCCGTTTCATAAAGTCTATTACCTTTATTGTCCATAGTGCATAATATTGCAACTATAAAAAACCACTGATAATCAATTAAAGAATCGTATATAGTTATCCTTGGATTATCAGGGAAATTCATTAGTTTTAATAGATCACAAATCATGTTGAATTTATCTTCATCTATATAGGCATAATTAGCTTTACCATCTACTATATCTACCCATTTTTTAGATTGTAATCTAATATACTTTCCAACCTTTGGATCATTAGAGTTCGCACAATGATAAGCATATTTATAAGCTTTACTTTCTCTTATATTCATTACTTACCACCCTTTACTGCATTAACAACTGGATCTTTAGATTCTTCTTTATTTTGTATTTTAGCATTACCTAATTTAGCTCTACTTTGTGGACTTAAAGATAATTCATTACAACATCTAAAAAATTCTTTGCTATAACTTTCTTTAATTTTAAGTGCTTCTTTATTTAGTAAATCATCATTTAAGAGTATTTCACTTTCTCTGATTCTATCTAAACAAATTGCACATTTCTCTAATATAAATATATCTACATTTGTTAAAATATCTGTATCTTCTAACTCTTTTACTATATATCTAAAAAGTTTCTTTTGCTCTTTAGATAAATAAGTAGGTGGTTTAATTTTATCTGTTCCACCCTTTAATTTTTCTTCAATTTCCTTACGTTCTGTAATCTCATCTTTAGTCAAATGTTTACTCATCATTGCAACATTTTTACTTGGTCTTGCCATATAAACCACCTCCTTAATTAGCAAGTTAATAAAATTTTTCATTTAGGGAATTTTGTGTAAAGGTGGGAGGGACTTGGACTTTTTAAGCCCCTATCGTATTCTATATTTCTAACTAGGGGGGGCTATATTCTCCACCTATAAATCTTTTATTATATTCCCTTAACCTTTCTTGTAGTTTAATTTTATTCTCTAAACTACTATTATATATCTTATGTATTTCTGTATGAGCTTCATCAGATAATGCTATTAGGTTAGATACATCAAAAGCTAAATCCTTATTATCTCTTACGGTAATAATATGATGCACTCTATTAGCTTCCTTAATAACTCCATATTTATATAAGCTGTATAAACATACATATCTGCTATTAAGTAGAACCTCATCTCTTAATTTATTCCATCTAGTCCCATAGATATTATCACTTCTATTAGATTTATAATTTCTATAGCTTTGCTTTCTCTTAGCTTCTCTAACTGGACACTTATGCTTATAATCTACTATTCCACAATAAGGACATGTTTTCTTCATAATTAATCACCTCCTATTTTTAAGCATAAAAAAAGAACCTTCATAAAATTATGAAAGCTCTTATATTAATAAATATTTTAAATATATCCGTTTTTTATTTCTTTCCAAGTAAATTCTATAAAATCATAAATAGCGTATTGTCTGAAATAACCATCTTTATCTTCAAATGCTATTCTATATTTTTCTTTAAAATCTTTACTTTCAATCAAATCATTTATATAACTAGCTCTAAGACTTTTGTTAGAACATAATCTAAATTTCTCATCAGAAACTATCTCATTTTTAAGTTCTTTTTTTAATTTCTCTTTTAATTCTTTCTTTTTAATATTATCACTTTCAATTATTAAACTTAGCTTATCTTGGTTATCTTTTAATATAGATTTTAATGCTTCATATCCTGATTCTAAAAAGCCTTCTTCTTTTAATTGAAGTGAGTAAGTATATAGTATAGAATCTAATGAAAAGAAAAGTGTTACTTCTGTAGGCTCATCTAAGTCTATGCTTTCTATATAAGAATTATGTTCATCAACATCTTCTTTTATAATTTCTAAATAACTTGGATTTAACTCATCTAAATACATATCTGTAATGAGATAATCGGACTTTTCACCTTCATTAAAACTAAAATTAAAAAATATACTATCAATTTTTTTATATAATATAAATTTAACAAACTCTTCTATTTTGTAAAATGATATTTCAGAAAGATTTCCTTTGGTAATTTCTGCTTCAAATTTATCAACATCAGTTAGATCTTTTATCTCTAAAACTTCCTCTAATAAATAATCTATTAATGGCTTTTCCATATGTATATCTCTCCTATTCAAATAATATGTATAAAAAGAATCTAGCTTGTCCACTAAGTTCATATTTATATTGATATTATTATTTTTATACTTCAATATTTGTAATTGCTACTTCTCTTTGTTTACAATAGTTATTATATGCTATTTCTAATTTTTTAAAATCGCAACAGTTTTTATATTGATAGCTCTTTTCATCACAACCCCATTTATAAACTTTTTCTGCTAATTTTTTAATTGCCTCAGCGTTTTCTCTACACCAAGAAAGCTCTTTTCTAATTAAACTTCTACTTTTGAAATTCCAATAATCATTTATACTAAATCTCTTTATAACAGTATCATCTACTGGTATCATAAAACTTAATCTAACCGAACTAACTATAACCAATTCTTCTGAGTCTCTATCTTTAACTTTTATTAGAAAGTTTGTTCTTTGCTTTTTATTAAATGAAGATACTGGAGCAAAATATTTAAATCCATTAATTTATAAAATTATTCCCACATAAAACTTTGTATTTTTATAATCATAATTCGGAACTTTAGAATCTCCATATGTTTTTAAATACTCTAAATATTTAAGATCTATTTCATAAAAATCTAATTTGCTCATATCGTACCCCTTAATATTGAAAAAAGAGATAGAACAACCTATCTCTTCTGAATTATAGTCCTTCTAATATTTATAGAGCGAAGGGACTCTGAATATATATACTATTTTTTTAGGAAACAGAGAAAACCTTGAATTATTCTGTTTTTGAAAAAGGTCAGAAACCTTTGAATTATCCTTTTATACTTTGATAATATCATTTACGTAAATGATTTGTCAACTATATATTATCTTCTAAAATTCTTTAAAGCATCTTCATATTCATCATCTACAATATGAGTATAAATCATTGTTGTACTTAGATCACTATGACCTAGTGCCTTTTGTACTAATCTTATATTCTTAGTTTCTCTTAATAAGTCAGTAGCATATGTATGTCTTAAAATATGGGGAGTAATATGCTTCTCAGTTAACCCAGCTTTAATTGAATAAGTTTCAATCATTTTTCTTATTCCTTTATCATCTAGTCGTTTTTTATTTCTACTACAAAACACTAAATCTACAACTCCATATTTATTACTTTGTTCAATTTTCCAATTCCTCAATATATTTAACATTTCTTCATTGATCCATAAGATTCTATCTTTTTTACCTTTACCTTGAACCACTTTTAGTTGCACCTGACATAAGATTAATATCTTTCCATTGTAAATCCAACATT